AAGTTTTGAATACTAAACTCTAGTCTATCAACTAACTTTACTGCCTTACCTTTCTTATCTACTGCAACATAACCTTCAGGGTTTGTTGCCTTTAATCCATTACCATCTCTCTTAAATGTACCAATAGACTTTGCTTTGTTTAGTTTGTCTATAATAACTTTCTTTGCTCTTTGTAGAGACTTATAAGTGGCACATGCCATGTAGATTGATTTATTATGTTCATCTATAAACTTGATACCAGTATCTTGTATTGTTTGATACTTTTGTTTTGAAGCGTCTGTCTTTACTCTATCAATTTCTTTTTGTGTTTTTTCTGCATAGTAATTTTTAAAATTAGTTGCCGTTTCAGTTGTAGATGGTAAATCAGTTGCGGCACGAATAAAACTGTTTAGATAAGTTTTAAGTTGTACACCTATAGATAAAGTATTCTTTTCTGTTTTAATTTTATTCAATAGTTCTTTTGATTGTTTTAAACTACCACTTGCCATATTGATAATCTTTTGTAATTGTTGAGTTTCACCTATAGTCATAGTTGCATTACCAGATACATCTTTATATGAAGCGTCATCAAACCAGACATTAGGTGTTCTTCTTAATTTAGAAACATTGGCACCAAACTTGGCATTCATCTTATCAAAACTTCTACCTTTGTATGTTGTATGAAACACAATACCTAATTTACTATTTTTAATCTTACGACCAAATGGTGTATTTTCAGGTACCATATAAACAATAGTATTAGGTTGAAAAGAAATCATTGTTTCAGATTTACCACTACCATCTTTGTAAGTAGTTAATTTTTTACCTGATGATGTGAACATTAAATCACCTTGTAGTATTTCTTTCATACCAAGACCAGAAAGATATTGTAAACATTCTCTTAATATATTTGCAACTGGTCCCTCATGGTTGTTTCTTATATCTTGTATATTGTAATTTACTTTAGGTGTCTTATTGAATACTGACTTTGTGCCTACAAAAAATTTACCATTCTCTGGACTTGGTCCACAAACTATTGCAGGTGCACCATCCCATTTTGTTGTAACATTTAATTTACTTGTTGAATTACCTGCCAACATATCTTTTAGACTTTCTAAAAAAGCAATCGCATTTTTACCACCATCAAAACCATTATTGATGATATCATCTTCTAAATGTTCTAGGTGTGTATTTTTATCTTCTACTAATAACATTAAAATTTTATATTTCTTCTAAATGATACTTCAGGTATTGCACCTAAAAATTTCATTAATCTATTTACACTTGACTTGGCAAAACTACTTGCCTTTGCAATCACTCTACTAAACAAAGACTTGACTTTGTTTTTAATTACATCTATAATACCCTCATCTAAACTACCATACCATTCATTTGAGTAATCTTCTTTTTGACCTGCCATACTATCGACAATCAAAGATACAACTGACCAAAAATTATATTCACCAGTTTTTTGTTTCTTTACAACTCTACCACTTGTTTTAAATCTTGCCTGTAGTTTCATAGCGTCTGCAATCTTCTTACAGTATGCGTCATCATCTACGCTTTCTATTCTTACTTTACTACCATCAGCACTTGCAACGACCATAAACTCTGCCGCACTATTACTACCTTTACCATACTTCTCATAACCAGACATCGCCTCTCTAGCAAATGCAATCTTAAACTTGGCACTCTTTTCAAACAACTGACCTAAATCTCTCATACAATCTTTATGTGCAGCCTCTGCCGCATTTACAACTGGGTTATCACCTTTCTTAATAATAGGTCTTAACTTACCAGGTGCAAGTGTAGATGTAACAAAACCATCAAAGGTTTTATTTGCTTGTTTAAACTCTGGTGATTTTTTAAGTGCGGGTGTTGATTTTAATGCCGCATAGAATGTTGCGGTACTCTCTGCCTTACCACCTGACATCAATTGTGCCATGCCAATCTTTAGTGATAATCTTTTATTGCCTATGAGTATATCTGTTTTAGGTGTGGTGTCCGTTGCACCATATGAAGACCAGAAAGGTGTTAGTTTAGATTTGGCACGACCATATTGTTCTGCCTTAGCATTCTTGTTACCAAATCTTTTTGCGATTGCCTTGGCGATGAGTTCGCCTGCTTTTAATGCTGCCTTTTCTTTCTGCAACATTTTAAATACACCTGGATTGATGCCAGATGTTGCAAGGTCTAGTTTCTTGCCATTATTCTTATGCCAACCAATAACTATGGCAGCCTCGTAATCTTCAGCCTTTAATGCCTCAGTTAGTGATGGACCTTCGTTATCCCAGTCTGTAAAACTCTTAATAGTCATATACTCCCATTAATATATTAAAATAACTATTTAGTCAAGCAGAAACTGTGGTATACCTCCATTTACTAACCATATTTGATTTTTATTATGAAATTCTGCAAATTCTTTTGCTTTATCACGGAACTTAAATACTTTTATTGTTCTTTCTTTGTTCTCAACTACTGCAAACTCATAAGACTTGCCCTTGCGTTTAGTTTTTACAGAATACTCTATATTAGAACTTGAAGTCTTGGAACTTCTTGTACTTTTCTTCTGGACTTTCTTCCGTCTTTTCAAGGTTGTGTTCGACATATTTCTCCTGTTCTGGTTGTATTAAGTTTTGTGCCTGTTGTTCTATATCAAACAGTTTCATTCTGGCACGGTCAACACCAATAATAAACTTACGATTTACTGTTGGGTCATTATATCTGTTCTTCAACTGTTTGACTAACATCTGGCCTGCTCTTTCTAATTCTTCACTACTAATTAAGGCAAACATAAAGTCTGCTGTAGCGGGCAAACCAAAACTCTCTGAGGTATCTTCTAAACCAATATCACTAGATACAAAACCAGATCTAGTTGTTTGAGTTGCGGTTACGATTGGTACATCTAATTCTACTGCAAGACCACGCATTTCTTCAGCGATTGCTTTTACATAGGTATATGAGTTTACATTTGCACCAGGTTTAAATCTACTACTTGCACATATATTAATATAATCAACAAATATGATATCTGGTTTAAATGTTCTCTTTAGTGCCAACTCGTTGACTAATGCACGGTAATGATTAACACTTGCACTTGCGGTTGGATATTCTTTGATAATTAAAGTGCCAGTAGTTTTATTTTGTAACTTGACTATCTTTTCATTAAATAACTTTTTATTTAACATATGTAAATCTTCCATAGATATGCCAAGTAAGTTTGCGTCTATTCTTTCAGCAATTCTTTCTTCAGCCATTTCCATGGTGATATACAAAACATTTTTATTCTGTGCCAATGCACCTGCAGCCTGATGACACATAAACAAAGTTTTACCAACACCCGTGCCTGCCAATGCAACATTAAGAGTTTTTGTGGGCAAACCACCTTTGGTTACTTTGTTAAAATAATCTAAATCAAATGGTATTCTATTTTCTTTTTTGTGGTAAAAATCAAATCTTCGTTCTATATCAAGTAAGTAATCATGGCCAACATTACGATCAAAACTAACAGATAGAGCGTCCCGTAATATTTCTGGTATAGCCTCAGGAGTATGTTTCTTATCTTTTCCATCTAATATATGTATACCGTCCATTACTGCATTATGCACAGCACGGTCTTTACAAAATTTTTCTGTGGTATTGACTAACCAGTCTAGGTCTATTTCTTCTTTGTTTAATGTGGCAATAATATCAACGATTTGTTTGTATTCTTCTTCGTTAAGGTCTTTGCGTTTACCAATATCTATTTCTAAAGTTTCTTTAGTAGGTCGTTTATTATATTGGTCAATAAACTTTCTTATTTCATCAAATACAATTCGTTCTTTACGGTCATCAAAGTATTCTGCCTTAAGAAAAGGTAATACTTTTCTGGTATAGTCTTCGTTATGAATTAAATTTTTAAGTGTTGTTCTCTCTATTCTTTCCGCTGTTACCATCATTTTCCTTTTCTACTTCGATTGCTAAAATGTCGCCCATGACATTTATAAAACTTTCTGAATTAGTATCTACCTCTTTAGGGTTTTCATGTATATTGTATTCAAACTTTAATCTTAACTTTTCATTTTCTTCAATGGGTGTTACTTTACCATAAGTGTACATAACACCTTCGAACTCTCCTTCTTGTATTAGAAACCCAGTCAAATCACTTTGTGGATTTTCCATGTATGTATATTTAGGTACCATCGAAAAATATTTGAATTGTTTGTCTGTACTTACCAGCGTTAGGTGGTATCATTGATACACCGTGTTGTATTGATTGTTCATTATAAATCATTTTAAATTCTTCAGGTTCTTCAACTTGTATTTTATTGTTTTCATCTTTCCATAAAAATAGACCACCGTTGTTTATATCCCAAGTATCGTTCATATAAATTGTACTTGCAGCCTTTACATGACCATCAGTATGAAAAGGTATATGTGTACCAGGTGCCCACACATAATACATACAAGTTATATTCCATGTAGGATCAATTATATCTTTATATAATATATGTAGGTCTTCATCAAATGGTGCAAGATTTAATATAGAGACTTGACCAGTAGAGTTAGAGTTTAAGTATCCATTCCAAGCAGTAACATTTGTTTTCCAATTGTAACCAGGTGCTTGACCATCTACATACTTTCTAATTCTATTACCCAAGTCTACAGGTAAAAAGTTTTTAATACTTTTAATTACCATAACTATATTCTTTTTTTGCTGCCTCGTCTAGTTGTGCCATTATATCGTCAGTAAAATATTTTTCTGGTTCGTTGTAGATAGATTTGGCATATTGTTTAGTGCCATCTGGTAGTTCTATTCTTGTTGATACTTGTTTGAATATACCATGTTTAACTGCCAGATCAAGTAAACCATAATACTTGTCTAATCCAGTTTCATATCTTAATCTAACATCGACCATCATATTCTCTTTTGATAATCTGGACTTTTGTGTTTTACAATGTATGATATTACCAATCACCTCTGTGCCATCTTTTTCTTTTTTCTTTGATAGGTAAATGATTGTACTTGCGGCATATTTAAGTCCACTACCACCACCCATTTCTTTAGTTGGCATATATGCACCAACAACATCATAGGTATGATTAGTAATAACCATAGGTACTTTTGCACGACCAAGTTTCAAAGTCAATACTCTAAATGCAGCCTTCAATACTTG